AAAAAGGTAAAGAGATGTGTCATTCTATTATGATACCAATTGGTAGAAAATTAAGACAATCAATATTACAAGAAAAAAGAAGATTAGCATTAAAAGAAAAATTGGCTAGATAGATGGACGGTAAGTTTACTATTCTTAAAGATAAAAGAGTATTAAAGTTTACAAACTTTGATGATATACCTATGTCGTTTAATCACCTCATATCTTTTGAGCCTGATTATCCAGAACCACCTCATACAGAGGAGCAACACGAAGAAATGTCAACATATCAATCTAAATTAGAGGAGTTATTAAATCGTGCCAGCGGTAACTAGAGTAGGTGACGCAGATGTAACTCATTGTTCAGGAATGACAAGAGCAGTCGGTTCACCAAATGTATTTGTCAATAGTATAGCAGTATCTCGTCAAGGAGATAATAATACAGGTCATTTGTTGCCTGGTGTTCCTTGTCCTTCTCATGCAGCTCCGATAGCAAGTGGTTCATCTACAGTTTTTATAAACGGCAAAGGTTGTGGTAGAGTTGGTGATGGAATATCTGGTTGTACTAGTGTAGCGGCCGGTTCTCCTAATGTTTTTGCTGGTTAATTTAAAAAACTGTTATAAATATTAGTGATATGGCAAACTATGACGCTTCAAACACAAATTTAAGTAAAAAGGCGGTAAGGACTTATAAAGACCTTGACCTTGATTTTACTCGACATCCTGTAACTAATGATGTTGTAAAAATAGAAGATGTAAATGCTGTAAAAAGAAGTGTTAGAAATTTAGTCAACACACAATTTTATGAGAGACCGTTTCATCCTGAATTAGGTTGTGGTGTAAGAGATTTATTGTTTGAAAACTTTACACCAATGACAGGTATATTCATAAGAAGAAAAGTTGAAGAAGTATTAACAAACTATGAACCAAGAGCGAAGATATCTTCAATAGCTGTAAACGAACAAGAAGACAGAAATGCTATAAGTGTAGAAATTAACTTTTATGTTTTAAATCTACCAAATCCAGTTACAGTTACAACAACATTAAAGAGAATTAGGTAATTAAATGGCTTCAAACAAATTAACAGTATCAGAATTAGATTTTGATAATATAAAAACAAATTTAAAATCTTTTTTACAAGGACAATCTGAATTCCAAGATTATGATTTTGAAGGTTCTGGTTTTGCCGTTCTTTTAGATGTTCTAGCATACAATACACACTATCTAGGTTTCAATGCTAATATGTTAGCAAATGAAATGTACCTAGACTCAGCAGACATAAGAAAAAATATAGTTTCAATAGCAAAGATGATTGGTTATACACCAACATCTTGTAGAGCTGCTAATTCAGAATTAACAATAAGAGTAAATGATGTTCCGTCAACAACTACATCTTTGACAATGGACAAAGGAACAGTTTTTACTTCTTCGATAGACGGAACAAGTTATCAGTTTGTAACAAATCAATCATACACTATTCAACCTGACTCTGGAGTTTTTCAGTTTGCAGGTGTAAAAGCATTTGAGGGTACTTTAGTAACTTTTAAATATACAAAGGACGATAGTGACCCCGACCAAAGATTTATTTTAACAAATAACAATATAGATACATCTACACTAAAAGTATCTGTACAAAATTCTACCTCAGATAGCACAACAGAGGTTTATTCATTAGCAACAGGTTTTGGTGATTTAACAGGAACATCTAAAGTTTATTTCTTACAAGAAGCTGAAGATGGTAAGTTTGAAGTTTACTTTGGCGATGGACTGTTAGGTAAAAAATTATCAGATGGTAATATTGTTATATTAGAATATATTGTTACTAATAAAACAGAAGCTAACGGCGCAAGTTCATTTGCTTTGTCTGGCGACATTGATGGTTTTTCAAATGTATCTATTACGACAACTAGTATTGCAGCTAACGGTACAGAAGCACAAACAAAAGAGTCAATTAGATTTAATGCGCCTTTGCAATACACAGCACAAGACAGAGCAGTAACATCAAAAGATTATGAAACAATTGTAAAATCAGTTTATGCAAATGCTCAATCAGTAAGTGCATGGGGTGGTGAAGATGATGAAACACCACAATACGGTGTTGTTAAAATTGCAATCAAACCTATTTCAGGTTCTACACTAACACAATCTACAAAAGAAACAATTAAAAATCAATTAAAGAAATTTAATGTAGTATCTGTAAGACCAGAAATTGTAGACCCGGAAACTACATCTATTTTACTTACTTCAAATATTAAATATAATGAACAAACAACTGCTAAAACGGCAGACACAATTAAATCAAATGTAATTACAACACTAACTAATTATAATACAAATACTCTAAATCAATTTGATGGCGTATTCAGATATTCAAAAATTATTGGTTTAATTGATAATACAGATACAAGTATTGTTTCTAATATTACAACTTTAAAAATTAGAAAAGAATTTACACCAACAATTAATGTTTCTACAAGATATGATATCTATTTTAGAAACGCATTGTATAATCCACATTCAGGCCATAACATGACAGGTGGTGGTATTTTAACATCAACTGGTTTTAAGATAGATGGCGACACATCAACAATATTCTTTTTAGATGATGATGGTCAAGGAAATGTTAGACGATATAGTTTATCAGGTTCAACAAGAGTTTATGCTAACAGTACACAAGGTACTATAGACTATGCAACTGGTCAAGTTACAATTAATTCATTAAATGTATCAGTAGTAGAAAATATTAGAGGTGCAAGTTCAAGTGTAATAGAATTGACAGTTGTACCAAGTTCAAATGATGTGGTTCCTGTAAGAGACCAGATTTTAAACATAGATACGGCTAACTCAACAATAACGGTTGAAGCAGATTCATTTGTAGGTGGTTCTGCTGACGCAGGTGTAGGTTATACGACAACAAGTAGTTATTAAGGATTTGGTAAATGGCAAAATTTACTGACAAAATATCCAATCTTCTAAACAGCCAAATACCAGATTTTGTATTAGCTGACCACCCAAAGTTTGTAGAATTTCTAAAATCTTATTACACCTTTTTAGAGTCAGCTGAAATATCAGTTACAAGTATTCAATCAACAGATGGTTTACAATTAGAATCAGAAATCAATACTGATACAAGTACACTTCTTTTAGACGCTTCGAGAATAGATACAGATAGAACACAATTAGATACTGGTGATAAAGTAATATTAGAAAGTTCTACTTACGGAAAGTTTACTAGAGGAGAAACTATAACAGGTTCTACTTCAAAAGCAACATCCGTTATTCTAAAGGAAGATTTAGCAAATGGCAAGCTTTATATTTCAGCACAAAATAAATTTATCGAAGGTGAAGAAATTGTAGGTGCAAATTCAAATGCTACAGCAATATTAGGAGATTACAAACCTAATCCTGTAAACTCAATACAAGAATTATTAAACTTTAGGGACCCCGATAAGGTTGTTTCTAACTTCTTAACTAAATTTAGAAATGAATTTTTAAATACAATTCCAGAAAACTTAGATGACAATTTAAATAAAAGAAATTTAATTAAAAATATTAAATCTGTTTACAGAGCAAAAGGTACAAGTGCAGGTCATCAAATATTTTTTAGAATGTTATTTGGTCTTACCTCAGAAACAGTTTATCCTAGAGAAAATATGTTGCGTGTGTCCGATGGTAAATGGACTACAAACAAAATTCTAAGAACAATACAAGGTATTAATTTAACTGGTGATACTTCATTATTAATTGGCCGTACTATTACAGGCCTAACATCCGGTGCAACAGGATTAGTAGAAGCTGTATCTAAATTTCAAATAGGTGCAAACGAAGTAACAGAGTTTACTTTAAATGAGGCTACAATAGTTGGTTCATTTGTAACAGGTGAAGAAATTAGAGGTACAGAGTCAGACACGGCTGCCACATTTATTAAAGCACAAACAACAGGTATTCCAGGAACAATTACAATTTCAAATGACGGTATCTATAGTAATGAAAATGACAATGTTATTATCACAGGTGGCGGTACAGATTCTTTAGTTACAGTTGAGTCAGTAGGTAACGGTGGTGTAACCGATTTTATTATTGACAATGGTGGTAATAGTTATAACATAGGTGATACTATAACTTTCAATAATGCAAATACAAGTGGTGGTAATGCAACAGCGGCCGTATCTCTTGTAAACGGTGGTCTTCAAGTAGAAGGCAGTACCGAAGACCATATCATATTAGAAGACGCTACAGTAATTAGTGACCCTTATACAGGTAATAAAGTCGTACAAGAAAGTGGTACAGGTGTCGGTGATATAACTGATATTAGAATTATTAATCCTGGTTCAAACTATGTAAAAGCTCCTATAGTTACAGTTACATCATCTACAGGTGAACAAGCTTCAGTTTTTGCCCATGGTGATGAAATTGG